AACCTTCGCGGCTGTCAGGAACAATAAAATTAGCGCCAGCAGAGTTATGGCGCACAGGCTTTTTAAAATCTGCATTAACAATCGGAAGCTTTGCAACGTTTTCTTTCTGGATGTTATAGCCAACACCGCTACCCAGCATGAGCAAGTCCATTGCCCACACGAAAGGTTCAACAGGTTTATCTACCACGGTGAAGGCACAGTTTTGCAGGCTAGACAGGCCAAGCTTATCTACAGTGGCGGTGCCAAGCTGCCACAGGAAACGACCAGCAACACTGCCCTTGAGTTCTAGGAAGTAGCGGGTCAGTCGTGCTTGTTCTTCTTCAGAGAAGTTGCAACCAAGCTGTGTGTTAGACGCATCGACAACGCGCTTGATGGTGTCAGGGAATTCTTCAGTGGCAGAAGTGATGTCGTCTTCGTTGAGGCGACGAGCATATGTACGTTTGTAGGTGAGGTAGCCAATTGTTGACCAAGGAGTATTCATGTTGTATATATTTAAAGATTAAAAAAGGAGCACAGAGGCTCCGTAAAGGGGAGAGCAGTTATACCTTTAACGATCGTCCCCGCTACCAGTAATAACATTACGTTCCTTGCGACTATTCAGCTTGTCAATGTTGTGTTCACAGATTTCTGATAGTGTAAGGTCAAAGTCAGAAGCAACAGCAGCCACCATCCACATCAAATCACCAAGTTCTTTCTTAAGGTTTTGACGAAGAACTTCATCATCACCACCATCACGAAGATGCTTAGCCAATGTGCCCAACACCTCACCAGCTTCTGCTCCTAAGTTAAGAAGGGCATATGCTTCGTCGGCTGACGGCAAGCGAAAGGTCATAGCCTCTAGTTGATAATTGTTTAGATCATTCATAATTATTCCATTCAGAGACTATAAAACTCAAAGAGTAATAGCGTTTAGCGTTGCCGGGATAGAGGTTGCGAGAAACGTAAAAGCCTCCCGAAGCTGTCAGGTAGTCTGGCTCTTCTGAGTTGGCATTCTTCGCACAGTTCAAAAGCATCCTTGCATGCTTACGTAGCTCTCCAATGGTGGGAACACCAGCAGAGGTTGCCCATGTCCAGTTTAAAGCTGTCATAGCTTGATGCGCTTTCTCAAAATCAAACTCATCAAGAATTGTTTCAATATCGTCCTGTTCGTTTTGCATTTAAAGTTTCCTTAGTTTAGTATGGGCCATTGTGATGTTCAGTTGCGCTGTAGAAATTAGTTTTAAACATTTCAACAACGCTTCTTATATCTCCATCATGCTTATCACAGTTTCTTATTTGATAAGAAAAGTCAGTAATTAAATTATGATAAGAACGAGCGTTTAAATATATCAATGCTTCGGCTTCGTCTTCACATTCAATTGTAATTTTAAAGCTCATGTTATTTCCTATTGCGATAAGCTGCAACTACTGTAACCATAGCTATAGCTACAATTGGCATTAAATATAATGGCATAAGAACCAGCCACCAACTCCAGTCAATAATGTTAGTTAGCTTAAGACCAACAAACAAAATAGTTAATAGTGATAAAAACATATCAATCCTTTTTCTTCCTAAGTAATCTTTCTTCAGCTGTCTTTTCCTTGTGGCACTTCTTACAGAGAACTTGCAGATTAGAAACTTCACAATACAAACGATCCATGTATGTTTCCCAATCTACAAAGCCCACCTTCGGATCTACCACAGGGTTCTTATGGTCTACCTGCACATCCTTATCAACAAAAGCTTGTTTACAACTAGCGCATTCAAAGTGTTGTGCAAGCTTACCAGTCTTTACATTAAGCCGCCTACCTACAAGCGCCACCTTCTTCGCATCATACTTGGGAATCCACCCACGCATTGCTGCTCTTAAGGCAGAGGCAATGAAGCCTCTGAAGCGACCTTGTGTCCATTGTCCGTTGTTGTAACTTTCCCTCATGTGTTAAGTTCCGTCAACTTTCTCAGTTACCAATGATTGTAAATTGACACGCTGATCGTAATCATGCAGCAGGCTGTTCACAAAGTCAAGCGCTTCTTTCCTAGTGATGCAAACAAACTCAGAGTGGTCATCATCTTCGTAGACATCAACAATGTAGCCAAAGTTCACAGGGCGAATAGATGCTTCCATTAGTGGCCCTCAACTTCAACAACAGTGAAAGTGATGTCAGTGAAGTCAAGGCGATCAAGAGCATATGCAACATGAGCTTTAACAGCATCAATCAAATCTTCTTTGCTAAGGTATTGGTCTCGCAAGTCGGCGCGTTCGCCATTCGCGTATAGCGAAAGGTTAATAGTAATCATTGTGTACCATCCTTATCAAACGCAAGTAGAAATAACATACAGCACATAGCGTGCGCAAGGTGGCTCATACCAGTCTCAGCATCCTTCTTCTCACCACCAGCATACGCTGCGAAGTGACGAAAGCCTGCATCAATGTAACGTTGCCGTGCATTAGGAACCTTCTTCCAATTGTCAGGGGCATACTTCTTAGCACCATAGGTCAGCACATCAACAACCTCAGAGAATGCAGCGAATGGTACTAAGCTCCACTGTGGCTTGCCTGAATCAAACTTCACACCCGACAATGGTGGAGTATCATCGGGCAAGGTGTTATTGATTTGTTCAATATATTTAATACGTTCATCGCCACTCACTGTAAACCTCCTGTCGTTGGCGTGTCCTCGGTTAAGATGAAAGTTTTCTCAAAGTTTATTTGAGTAGGAATGACTGTCTCTTCCTCTGGCACACCCAAGGTAAGCTCACAATGGGCACGAACCTTCTCAGCCACATCACTATCAATCTCCATCAACGATGCTGTAGACGCAATCATCAGCGCAGCAGCCAGCAGCTTCTGAGCATCTTCTACAGAGATGGTTAGTGGGCCAATGGCAGTGAGCATCAGAGTGTATTCACCAGCCCAGTCATTGTCATTTTTAAGCGTTGGACGAAGAATGATGATGACATCGTTTGGTTTAAGTTCTTGTTCCATAATTATCCTGTAAAGTTTATGAAGCTTCCGGGTGGTAGCCACATCTGTTTGGGTTTACGCCGTAGCCACAACAGTCTAGCATTCTCTAGCACCCTTGTGGCGTTTCCGTTGTACGCATTCAAGCATACACAGTAAAGATTTTCCTCATAGGTTAAGTCGTCAGAGCGTGTATCTTCATCGACACCCTGCATCAATAGCTTGTCAGCCTTGACTGGCCCTATACCTTTCAATCCCATGATGTTATCGGAAGTGTCACCTGTTAAGATTTGCTTATAGAAATTGTATAAGCCTTGCTCTTCAGTTATGTAGTATCCGATGTTCTTAATGAAATTGAAATGCCATCCTGCTATTTGATCAAAGTCTTTATCAACACTAACCATGATGCAATTGCCTTCACCATACGTAGTGGCATCCGTAGCAATAGCATCGTCAGCTTCGATACCTTCATACACAACAGCATCCCATGAATCAACCAAATGATTACGTAGTGCTTGATGATGCGCAGGCTTCGGTGCTGTGCGGTTGCCTTTGTATGGCGCAGTGATAGCAATCGACTCACGAAAGTTACCCTTCCCGGTTAGATAAAGTTTCCATTGATCAACGAAGCAGCCTTCGTATGTGCGATCAACTCCGCATGCAAGAATGGTGACAATGTAGTTGCTAAGACGGCGCTTAGCTACGTCAATTGTCTCATCCTCACACGCGAAGGCGATGCGATATGCAAGCACATCAGCATCAATTAAAGCAATCATTACTCAGCAGGCAATGCCACAGGGTCAGCCTCAACAGGCGTAATCTGAGGCGCAGCTTGTTGCCGCATGAGGGCAACAACGGGTTCAGCAATCTTCAAAGGAAGTTCACCAAGTCCAGCCATGACAATGTTTGCTTGATCAACAGAGAGTTCAAAAGTTAGTTTCATATTAGTTTCCATATTAAAGTACATCCTCATCATCGGCACCCAAGGCACCACCGCCAACATACTCAACCAAGTCAGTGATGACCAGCTTAGCCAACGATGGGCTAAGACCCTTCTTGTTTTTATATGTCCAAGGGTATGAACCAATCAAGGCTTTGCATTTACTAGCATTGCCAACAAGCTCAGTGATCTCATCACCATCTGTATCGTATGCCTTAATGGGCTTCTCAGATTTACAGGTGATGTAGTTGCCCATCTCAGGCTTCTTGTCAGCATCGCTACTAACGCTCAGTCCCATCTCTTCCAAAGCAGCAACAGCTGCATCAGACAAGTTACAGATGTTCACCTGATACTTGCCAGACATTTCGTTGATCTTATCAAGTTGTGCCCAATAGGCATCGCCCTTAATCTTCACACGTTTTACTTCACTCATATAAACTCCAATCAAAAAACAGTGGCGCTAACGAGGCCACCTATGCCGCTTCTTTGTTAGAAGAAGAATTCACATTATACATACTCTTCAGCAGGTTGTTCAGAAACATTTCCAACTAACAACTTATTAGCTTCAGCAATGTAATAACGATAGTCTATGTTGCCGGTGAAGTCTTTGATGTTGTTGCAAGTCTTCACAGACCAGCCACTCTCAACAGACATGCGCCTATCTTCACCATCCTCTACCAGTGGAGGCATCACCTTCGTCAACACACCGCCATCTTTGCACACGTAATAGCGACATACATTCTGCTGCTGTACCTCACTACCATCAGCCATCGTAAGCGTTAGCTTGCTACTACGAGGCACCTTAGTACGCAGCATGAAGTCATAGATGTTGGAATGACCACGAATGAAAGTGTCAACATCAACATCATACAACATCTTTGCTTCAACTGCTCGTTGGATAACTAAACTACCTTGGTTCTGATGCCAGCCAAGACCTTCGTATTGATAGGCACCCTTGCGTTTAGTCTTTCCATTTGTGTACACAGCAATGTAGTTGTTCACGTCACGAATAATCATCTTTGAGTATTCAGCAAACTCAAGCTGCAACTTAACCTGCTGCTGCCACGCCGTACAGATGGCATCATACTCACTACGCTTCTTCCTTGGAACCAACGCGGTCACACCATCTGTATTAACTTGTATAAGTATCAAGCCTTCAACGTCAAGTAGCTTCTCAGCAAGTAGACACAGAGACAGTTGACCATTAATCGTAATGGACATTGTATATTGTGGGTCATAGAACGGGCTAAACTTATTGTTGCTATCACCATATACACCATTCAAAGCAAGCTTCAGCATGGCGTTCTCAGCCGTGTCCTTGGCATAGCTCTTACGCTGGTTGTACACATCTTCATAAATGGTGCAGAACTTATCAGACAAGTGATGAGGAAACACCTTATTCGATATGGCAATGTTGGGATACATTGACGCAACGTCAGCGTCTACCAATTCATAGTAGTTGTCGCTCTCAACAACACTTGATGTGATAGATCCGTGAATGCCACCAGTGCCAAAGTCAAAACGAAAGTTATCAACAACGACATTCAAGGTGGGTGCGACATTCCACTTAGCCCAATGTGAATAGGTAGGTTGACCTTTCTTCTTAGCCTTCAACTCCACCTTATCAACCCAGCCTAGCGGATGCTCAAGTTTAAAGGCAGCAACATCTTCTTCTGTTGGTTCTTCTTTAAACTTCTTCTTCATCACAACCATCTCAGAATACTTAGCCACTTCACCAAGAGTGTGTTCCTCAATGCCAGAGAATACACCTTTAGTTTCAGTGATGCTTTGTTTACTAAACCAATCCAACACAGCCTGAAACTCAGGGCGTTTGAAATCGTAGTAGTTGAACAAGCATTCGTTAATGTTAATGTGATCACGCTTAGTCTGATTGAGTACACGTTTACCGCTCATGTCTTCTTTGTAGCAAGACTCAGGCATAGCCTTCTCAAGCTCCATGATGAAGTAGTCTTTGCCAATCTTCGTGTCGTTGTGATTAAGAAAGTTACGCTTGTACTTCTTAGTTAGTTCTTCACGAAAGTTAATAGCGGCCAAGCTTTCTTTATAGAAACGAAGCGATGCCATAACGTCATGCATGTTGTAAGAAAGCAACACATCCATTTGATCATCAGTTAATATGGTGCCAACAGCAAAGGGTAAGTCTTCAATGGTATCAAGCTTCATATTAAACTCAAGCAACTTCAATGATGTTGCTCTAGCTTTGTTATCGAAGTGATGAATCTTGAACAGATCAATTTGCCGTACATATTCTTTACTGACAGGAATGGTTTTGCTAAAGCCGTCTTGTTGTTTAATCTGCTCTTGCGCCAAGCGATATGCCTTGTCGGCAATGGCCCTACCTGACGCCTTAACTACACGCTCGCGTATTTCAAGAAGGGCATGTAAGATTGGATAGTCAAATCCAATATTATTAAATCCAACCATCTTAGCCTTGCGTTTCTTTAAGTCATCAATAAAAGAAAACAACTCAACGATTTGATTCTTACGTGTAGAAATTTCAAACGCTACTTCTTCCTGTTCGTCTTCACGGATAGCTGTAAAAGTAAAACAGTTCGGATATGTTTCTTCATCATAAATCCAATTAAGCACCACTTATCCTTTCACCAGCAAGGTAGGCTACAACATCCTTATTACTAACCTTAACGTAGCGAGTGTTCACTGTTTCAAAATCGCCAGTGTCTTCAATGGATATGACAATGCTTGTATGTACAACCTGATTGCCAAGTTTAGGATGATCAAGAGCATTCACCACTGCTAAGACACAATCACTATTTGAATAGAAACCAGCATCGCCAAGGTAATGCACAATGGGTTTATCTTTCTGCTTTACTCGTTCAACCACAGCAGCATATCGCTCGTTGTCAAACTTCTGCTCAGCCGCAACCTTCTTCCATTTGGCAATGAAGTCGTCAGCCATTTGTTTAAAATCCATCAAGCCTCCGTTGAATGGTTAGGCTTACATACTTAAGGTAGTATGCACTAGACACAATTGAGAAAGCGTGATCGAATGATACGGCAGGGATGCTGCTTAGACATTCAACACCATCAATGTAAACATCATAGGTTTTCATAAGTTCCTTTTTTATTTAAGGTATTCCAGTTGCTAGCCATTAGTGTAAACTCATCTAAAGTAGAATTACTTTTCATTGTGTTAGCTTTAAAAGAAATAATCCAAACATTATCTTTAGTATATCCTTTTGAAGAATCTATTCTGTCAAGACTAGCTGAGTTGAACTTAACAGTTTTTCTTCCTTCTGCAACAAACAGTGTAATGCCCAATAACGGACAGGTTTCTGGTATTTCAAAATCATTTGCTGTTAAATTAAATTCAAGTCCTGACTTTTTAGATCTTGCTCTAGCTGCGTTTACTAAACGTTTTTTTAAATTTCTTCGATAATAATCCTTACCATTTTTAAGAATAAGCTCTCTGTTCTCTTCTCGATATTCACGAACACCAGTTAAGACTTTTTCCTTATTCTCTTTATAGTAAGTCAAAGCATCTTGCTTTATCTTTTCTTTATTTTGCTCATAGTATTTTTGATTATACTGATGTGTTTGCTCTTTAGTTCTCATGATAGCTCCTTGGTTAATGGAGTTATACACTAAAAAACCTTAACATCAGTATCTGTTTTACAGTACGTCATCCATGTCGGCATCTGTCTCAAACATCCTGCCTGTTTTTTTGTCATATAAAAGATTACAAGCTGGCCCTGTGATGCCATTATATCGAGACTTTAAAACCCTAACGCGAGTAGTGTTTCTCTTCAGTACATCTTCATGCTGACCATTACGCTCAAGGCCAATCACCATGTCGCTAAGCTGTGCAATGGAAGCACTGCCTCGCAGCTGGGACAGGCTAGTTGCTGCACCTTCTTCGTGTCCTTTATCGCTTGGTCGTTTCAGATGGCTGACAATGATGAGAGCAATGTTTGTTTCTTGCACAAGCATACGCAGCTTAGTCATAATCTCATCAATTGCTTTACGTTCATCGCTGTTGTCTTGTGCAGATACGATGATGCTAAGGTGGTCTAGAAAAACATACTTACAACCAAGCCCCTTCGCCATGTAGCGTACACGATTCAGGATGTTGTCAACGCTAGTCGATCCGAAATGGTCGAATAGAAACACACGACCTGTACCAAGGGTAGCATCATAAGCTGCTCTTCGTTCTGTCTCGCTGATAGGTGGAGAATCAGGCAAGTGCAATGGACTATTAACTGCCAAGCTCATCAACGACAGACCAGTCTTCTTAATCCCCTCTTCTAAGAACAACAGACCAATGTTATCTTGTGTGTTCTGCAAGATGTGCCAAGCCATTTCACGTAGCACTTGGCTCTTACCTAAGCCACTACCAGCAGTGATGGTGACAAGCTCACCCCAACGTACACCACTGGTCATTTCATTTAAACCTGCCCAAGGATAGAAGCAGTTGGCAGGTGCCATAGGCTTAGACATCTCTTCCCACAATGTGTTGCCACATACAATGCCATCTGGTACGTAAGCCTCAGCAGCCCACCAGCGCTGTACAAACAGAGCATCCTTGCTGTCACTGAGCCAGTCACAGGGGTCTTTGTATTCCGGCAAAGGCTTGAACACCTTAGCCTTACCACCAAAGAGTTCTGCCACCTCTGCCGCTGCCTTCATCCCCGGCTCATCACCATCAAAGCAAATGATGATGTTGTCAAAGCTATTGATATATTCATACTGTGCCTTGCAATCTTTCAAGGCAGAAGCAGCACCGTTACGAATGGACACAGCAGGGTATTTAGAACCTGTCAATTGGTACACAGCTAGTGCATCAAACTCACCTTCAGTGATGGTTAAGTATTTACCACCGCTTGGAAACAAATGTTGTCCAAACAATGTACCTTCTGTCCAGCCACCAACAGTGCCAAAGGTTTTCTCAGCAACGCCTCGCACCTTAGCAGCTACCAGCTTATTGTCTTTGCTGTAATAGGGGAACAGATAGCTGTCACCACCATCAGCCAGCTTCTTCTTATCGAGATGATGCTTTGTACGTACAACACCATAGCGTTCTGTTGTTGCCTTAGTGATGCGTCTATCCGACACAGACACACTGTTGCCGTTGTTGTAGACGGAAGTAAAGCTATCATCGGTTGGTTCAGCTTGTTTAGTCATCAATATCTCATAAGGTTCGTCAGAGGAAGTGTGCTTTGCACATACGAAACAGTAGGTGGAGCCGTCTTCATTTAAGCTGGCCCCATCTCTACTGCCGCAATGCTCACACGGGATATGTGTGCGTATGAATGTCATGTGTGCAGCACGCTCATTAATAAGTTAATGCTATGGATCACTCGTTGCTGTTCTTCAGCATTGAGTTGTTGCCATGTACGGGTTGGCCCACCCCACTTAGTGCAGATGGCAGCGTAGTATTTCTCTACATCACTCATTTATTTAATCCTTGTAGGTAGGTTGAAAATCGTTTGTTAGCGATGAGGGCTTCTTCACTACGCAATGACAAACCTCTGATGGTTCCGGGGCTTAGCCCCTTCTTACGCTTGTCATTAATCACTTGCGTCTGCGTCATGCCCTTAGACAGTATAGATGATTTCCTACTCTTAAACGCAGGGTCTGTTGCAAAAATGCTGCTGGTTCTGTTAATGTTCCAAAGGAATGGTGAAGCGATCATGGGAAGAATGCAGACATGGTTGTGGGAGCGATGGTGCGAAGTTGTGCAAGCACTTGTTCAGCGATGAGACGATGTTCTTTCTGTGTAGAAATGTCAGTGCGTACTTGACAATAGGTTACCCAGCTTCGCAAGGTACCTGTGACATACACGCGAGATGGGGTAAGCCCTTCAGGAAGCAAAGCTCTAGCCTGTTCTTTAGCAATGCCCCACTTCAAAGCTTTGTCATACATTCGTTTAGCATCAGCACTAACGATTTGTTGCATGCGTTCCCAATTGGCAGCAAGTTCTGTGTCATCAGTGGCAAAACTATTCTGCCGATTCTTATGATCTTGCACACGGCACTCACGCATAACGAAGTCGCCTAAGACTGATACGTCTGAATAGCGCTGGCTCAGTTCTTGAAAGCTAAAGCTACGGTGACGCAGCAGCTGTCGTGCAATGTCGCGGGTGGTGTTAATCTCCATGCAAGCACTAGCCATTTCAAACACAGACCAGTGACTGTTACGTGCGCAGTAGCTAAGCAGGCCAGCTACATCAGGGTTGTCTTGATTGGCTGGGTTAGACACACGAGCACAATAGCCTATGTGTTTGTCAGCATCTGGTGTTGCCCAAATAAGTTTTGCTGTCATTTAACTTCTCCTCCATAGTATTTAATTAACAATTTAAAAGCATCAATGCGCTTTGATATTTCGGCAAGGTCTTCTTCTCGATCAAGAGAGAACACTCTACCTTCTGTGTGGACAAAGACGTAGTGCCAGTCGGTGTATAAACTTTCTAGGTCTTCGATAAGTACAGCAGCAACGATTGGCTGCATTGCGTCCCAATTGATGGGTAGACTATATGTGTTCATGTGTTACTCCTTGGATGCTGCGGGCGGGGTGGTATAGATGTCACTGTGATAAAGATTTTGCGTGACGATTTTTCCATCTTCAAACCAAGTCTTTGTGCCAATCACAGGCCCCTGCGCTGGCTGTGCTGCCTGACCAAAACAAGCCAAGCCAGTTTGTACGCATACGCCTGTTTCTTTGCAGTCGGGCTCCTGCACAGGTGATACCTTAAAATTTGGCGTGGGTTCTTGCACTAGCAAAATTAAACCGTGTTTGCTTCCTTGGTTTTCTTGCGCCAGCGTAACCGTTCCAAACAAACGATGGCTAGCGTCATGCTCGCCTGCGCTGACATCAATTGACACCTCCATACCTTCTACAATTGCCGCAATATCCGTTGGCTTCTGCACAGGTGCTGGCTGTGCCAAGGTGTCGCAATACTCTTCAAGCGCACGGGTATAGGCGACTTGGCTGGTGTAGTCAGATTCGTTTGGTCGTTTCACAGCAGTGCATCCTCATGATTTTTCTCATTAGTTGGAAATAAATTACGCAAAGCCTTAGCAGCCTCTTCAAGCAGGTCAGCTATACGGTCAGCAGCACCCTCTTGCACGCTCTTCCTGCTGACGATCTGACGCCGGATGCTTGCTCGTGTTTCAAGGCGGTATATTAAGTTGTCTATGTCAGTTGGTTTCATACCAATGCTCCTGTAAAAGTAAAACTATCTCTCATATCCTGTGCCACTGTTGCACTCTTCAACGTATTCTTCATATACGGTACAAGGCTCTGCGGTGTAGCATGCCCTGACATAGCCATGATGTTTGACAAGGGCACACCAGCGTCAATCATCTCAGTGACAGCAGTGCGGCGCATGTCCATAAGCTGCAACTCGTTAGGCAACTTAGCCTCAATCATAATTTGCTTAGCTGCCCTGCCCAATCCATGCAGTGTATATGGTTTCAGGCCACCTTGTCCATCTTCAAATGATGTTGGTGCAATAAATTGTTGCCAACCATACTCAGCCTTCTGTTGCTCTAGCATCTCACGCAAGCCAGCAGGTGTTGGTATAGACACCCTTGCCCTACGCTTGCTCTGTTCTAACGATAACACACCAGTGTCGCTGTTGTATTGGCTCCACTTCAGATTACGCATGTCACCAAGACGTTGTGCATATCCGTAGGCCATGTAAGCAATTAGACCCACTGATCGTGTCTCAAAGCGGTTGAATGCTACGTCCATGAACGCTTTCAAATGATCCTTATCCCACACTATACGGCGTGGTGTTTCTTTACGGCGTAGCACCTTCGCAAATGGATTGAAGGTGATGTAGCCAAGTCTAATGGCAAAGTTAAACAAGAGTTTATAAACAGATAGTGAATGATTGGCAAATGAAACACTGTTCTCTGCGTGCTTGTCATAGATGCGCTGACAAATTGGTGCAGATAGGTTGTCCATCTTTGTGTAGAGTAGGGCCGTACCACCAGCAGTTGTTGTGTACCAATGTTCCAGATAGTAGAGATAGTCTTTGGCACTCTTGGCTGATAGCTTGGCAAAGGATGGTGTAGCTTTGTATGCTTTGATAAGATCAACAACACGAGCATCACCTGTTAGTGTGGCAAGATAGCGTTGTTCTTTTCGCCAGTGGTCTAGGGTTGTGTTGTAGCCCTGTGCCACAAGCGTTGCTTCTGCTGAGTCAAGGGGTAGCAGGCACCTCAGCACTACACCAGCCTTCACGGCCTCAGCAGGTGGGTTGTAGCGCCAATGTGTAGCACCATGCTTGACTACAGCTTGTACGTAACGGGGTAGGTTCATATGAATTCAGTCGCAGCTAATGATATATAAATCCATAGCGGCTTCAGCAATTTCATCATGCTTAACCAGCACATCAGTCCAGCGTTTAGGGATGCTGTCGTACCCATAAATACGACCAGCAATCATGCCTGTTACAGCGCCAACAGTGTCAGCATCACCACCCTTGTTGACGGCATGCACCAATGCATCTTCAAAGTTGCTTGTGGCAAGAATGCTATCCCATGCTGAAGCATAGCAGCCCATCACAGAGCCATCACCCTTGCCATCACCACGGCTATGCAACTTAGCGTCAGGAGTACGCAGCCCTTCGCAGAGTTCTCTAGCAAGTCGTGACGTATAAACTACAGTGGCAGCTGTGCCGTGTGTCATCAGTGCAACAGCAACGCTTTGACCTACAGCTTGGTCAAGCTCATGGCAATTGGCAATGATGATGGGGGCAAGACGCATGATGGAGCCATTGCCATTTTGATTGTAGGCAATTGAACCAGCATACACATGAGCAGCTTCGATACGATCAATGGCACTTCGTGTTGTGTTGCCAATGTCAAACACATAATCACGGGTGCCAAACTCACCATACTTAGCCCAGCGCTGGAAGTTCTTAGCGATTGGGCCGGGTGCAAATTGACGGAAGCTGCAATAGGCATCAGCAATGCACATCATCATGGCTGTGTCATCTGTCCATTCGCCGGGTGCTGTCTCATGCACACCACCACCTGTCATCTCAGTGTGCTGAGCACCAACGGTGGCTGAGCAAAACTCAAGCGGTGCACCTAGTGCATCACCAACTGCGCCACCAACAAACATACCAAGTGCTTCGTTACGTGTCATGTGTTTCCTATTTAAGTATTAGTAATGTAGGAGGTGAAGGTACTTACGGCTCGTGGATGAACCCACAATGGTGGCCGCTTTCCCTTCGTAATGGTTAGGTAATAGCGTCTGCTATGTCCCACAGTTCTGCATTGATACGGACATGCTCCTTAATAGATGACACATTACGTGCCTTCCTCATATGTCCATCTGGGTGAGTGGCATTCAAGCTCTTAACGAATGCATTGCCACGGATAACACCCTCTTGAATGCGGTTGAACACAGTGAAGGCGTCCATGCTGAAGTCTTCATTACGGGTAACTCGTAGCACATTACCAACGGTGGACTGTGTAGCATATACACCCTTTGTCTGATT